TCATTATATTTAACATACAATGTATTTGCAGCTAAATTTAAACCACCCCCAGTTGGGTCAAGATCAGCTAATGCAGATTGACCGTTTGCATACAACGGTGATTTTGTGCTAACCCATGTTTGTGTTTTTGCATTATATTTACTTACAACAAAGTCTGCACCTCTATTTACATTTGAAGTTTTAATCCAAACAGAACCTGTTGGTCTACCATTATGTGTAGTTGATAAATCTTTACGTTTAAATAACGGAACTTGTGTGTGTGATGATATTTGCAACGTAGGTGCTTTATAAAGTGTAACTGGATCAATAGACAACCCAATTTTTTCAGCAGTTTCTTCAAGTGTACCAGCTAAATCAATGTCAATACCGGTTGAATATAGTTCTAATTTATTTTTAATTACTGCTGCAGTAATTGCAACGTCGCCTAAATAATCAACTAATTCAGTAGCTGCATTAATTTTATCAACCAAGTCTTGCAATGTGTCAAAATCAGTAAACGTAATATCGTTGATAGTAATTGCATCAACTGGATCACCGTTACGTGTTTGAACTGGAGTTGCTAAGTTATACAACGGTTTTGCAAATGCACTTTCAACTATTGTAGATTGTACTGTCGGGAAACTAGCTTTCCACTCAGCTGACCCTACTTCTACCCATAACCCTGCTGCTGTCTGAGTTTGGAATTTTTTATACCATAATTTAGTAAGACTAGATACTGCAACTATTGCATAAGTTCCTGCTGAACCAATACTTGATTTTGGTGCATAATCTCGTGCAGAAAAGTTTACTACTTTGGTAGAATCAGTAATAACTGTAGGAACAATGTTTGTAAATGTTTGACCAGATGGATTAGTAGATACATCTGAATTCCACACAAAAACACCCCAATGTGTACTATGTGTTTCTAACCACATTGTTCCATCTTCTGGTTGTCCGCCCGGAATTGCAGTTTTTCCATCTAACTGATTTAAGTCAATAGGTGCGCGAGCAACGTATGCACGATTACTTACACCTAAATAACTATATGCAGCTTGCAAACCATATTCGTTTTGCTCGCCAGCATGTATTGGGTTGTTGTTTGTATCAGTTTTGAAAACCGGGGTTCCAAAAGTATCTGATAAATCTTTCTGACTAGTAAGCAACCATAATTTACCGTCATTTTTTGATATTGTGCCTGGAGCAATACCTGTTCCAGACCCGGTTAATTTATTCGAAGCCGAAGCAACAATAATTAAAGGTATTGTACCAGCGCCTGCTGCTGTGTAAAAACTTTCGTCGATAACAGATACACTAACGCCTGGTGAACTAAGTTGAGCCATATTATAATCTCCATATATACAAGTTCTAACTGTATTTATAGGAAATTGTAATTTTATAGCCTTATACTTTAATAATTCCTGCTATTTTGCTATACAACTCGTCCAAAGTTCCATTATTATCTAATGTATGATCAACCGTTAACCCGTACCATGCCCATTCACTTTCATGAACACCACTGTGAGTTAACATTAGTATATCGTCTATATTACCTGCCAATGCGCCTGTGACATATTGTTGCCATTCTGGTTCTGGACCGCGTTTTACACGAACAATAATACCGCCGGAATTCTTAATAGCAGTAAATTCGTTTGGAAATCTACAATCGCTTATTACTATATTAGTATTAATATTTCTTAGTTTATTTTCTAAACTAGTGACCCAAATGTCATTATGAAAGCCCTTTCTACCTACTTCAGTCCCCCAAAGTTGTAAAACTAAACGAGGTGTTAGGTTAGCCATGTTTAATTTATCTGCCCACCATTGATCAATCTGTTCTCGCCATTCTCTAGACTCAAGAGTTTTACCTTCTAGTAATTCTCTGTCCCATCCAAACACTGCAGACACTGCATCTTTTAAAGTACCTGCAAAACTTTCACGGTTAAAGCTATGTTGTGTTTCTAAATACTCTGCAACAGTGTCTTTACCTTCGCCTATATTTCCTACGATTCCAATTATCATTTTATTCTCCTAAAAACGCATTATACGCTCATCTTAGGAAAATGTCAAGTTAACCAATTATAAAATGATAGCCTTGACCGCCAGATATTTGTGTTTCAAGTTCTTTATCAAGTGCAACAAGTTCTTCTTTACCTGCAGATTTCATATCATTACCGTTTAGTGTAATTCCGCCACCTGGTCCTGCAATAGTTGAAAATAAACTACGTGCTTCTCCTAACATAATTTTACAAGTTGCAAGTGTATAGTCACGCAACCATTGTTTAGCATAGATGTCAGTTAATAATACAAAGTCAGGTCGATAATTATGTGACTTAATTAAAATCTGTTCACCTTGTGCAAATGGACGTTGTAAGATTGTCAACACATGACTAGTAGGTTTCCATTTAAACTCAATATAACTACCAAACATTTTACCAACTAGTTTTTGGTAACCTGCAAACAATTCATAAGTTGCAAGTCCGCCCATCATACTACCACTCATCATGTATGTATTAGTATACGCCAAGTTAAATGGTTCAAACAATGTTCCACCTGCACCCATACCGGAACGTGAACCAATAGCACGTCTAAATACACTCTGTACTTCTATAATTTCGTCAGGTAATCTGTAATCGTTTTGATCTTGTACTAGTTCTAAAAAGCTATAACTTTCTTCTACTGCATTTGGACTGCGTTGTCTAAAGCGAGTTAACGCTCTATCTAATGCAGTTTCGTAATGAATTGGGTCGAGGTCCAAATCAATCATTCCCGCACCTAACATAGTGCTTACATATTCAAATACTTTATTTCTTTCTATCAATGATGTGGTTTCGTCAGACATAATAGTTCTCCTACTATATTTATCTTACGATAAATATGATAACACTCAAGGAGAAGTAATATGCCGAGGCTTAGTCTTTATAAACCCGAGAAAGGCAATAACTACAGATTTATCGATCGTCAAATATCAATGATGTTCCAAGTCGGTTGCACAGATGTTCACGTTCATAAATATTTAGGACCTAAAAATCCGTTAGAAGGAACTGCTGATCAACCAATATATGATGTAATAAAAGAAACAAATATTCAAGATTTATTATTCTTAGAAAACCGTGATCGTAAGTACGAGCAAGAAATTTATCGTATTCGTGGTCATTATCAACTTCAAAATCTTAATTTTAACCTAAGTCAGTTTGGTCTATTTATTGATAACGATACAGTGTTTATGACTGTACACATTAATGACATAATCACTACAATTGGTCGTAAACCACTTGCCGGCGATGTTATGGAATTGCCACATCTAAAAGATGATTTTGCATTAAACGACTTAGATTTAAGCATGCCTAGGTTCTTTGTTATTGAAGAGGTTGATCGTCCTAGTGAAGGCTACAGTGCCACGTGGTATCCTCATTTATATAGATTAAAACTTAAAAAACTTACAGATAGTCAACAATATGCCGATATCCTTGATCAACCTGCGGGCGAAGATGAATTATGCATTGCGTGAATTGTTAAGTACCCGAACTAAAGAACTTGAAATTAGCGATGCAATTGTAAAACAAGCAGAACTTGATTCTCCAATGAGCGGATTTCAAGTTAGACATTTCTATACATTAGCAATTGATCCCGATACAGGTCATACACTGTTGACTACAGTAGATTCAGACGAAATTACTGCAAGTCATTCTGGTCAAGTAATTGACGGTTTAACAAATTTAAACGCATCTAGTCGTAATGCAATGCCATTGCGCACCGGGTATACTGGTTATTTGTTCGGTGACGGATTTCCACCAAATGGCTATGTATTTGGACAAGGGATTCGTTTTCCGCAAGAAGTTGCAAAAGATGATTACTTTTTAAGACTTGACTTTTTACCAAACAGATTATTTAAGTTTAATGGCCAACGATGGTTAAAGGTTGAAGATAATGTACGCATGACTATGACTAATACCGATACTAGACAAACATTAAAAACTAGTTTTGTTAACAATACTAAATTTATGTACACAGACGAAGTTGGTACTGATTATGTACGATTAACTAACGATGCAGCGGTAATTAATACAAATATTGATTTTAGTATTCCTGCAATTTATGTTGTATTAAAATTAGAAACTGTTAGATTAGACTTTGCGGTTGCAGAATATACTAATATAGTCGAGTCGTATGATGTAGATGGCGTTGCAAAGATTAAAATTAACTTACCTATTGTAAATGATGAGCAAGTTGTAATACCGTATAGTGGTGCATGGCGAGTTAGTTTGTATAATCATAGAGAATCAGAACGTCAAAGTTTATCAACGGCACTTAAACCAAAAGCAGATTTGTAATTTTATACTGCAATAAATACTGGAACAGGAGAATGTATGCAACATTTTTATGACGGTGCCATAAGACGGTACGTCACACAGACAATTAGATTTTTTAGTGAATTTACTGTAAGATACAGTGACGGCACATTGCATCGTATACCAGTAGCGTATGGCGATGCTGATAGACAAGCTGCAACTATAATTAGACAAAATTCAGAGAATACAGTTAATTCAATACCACGAATTAGTGTTTACATCCATGGATTAGAATTAGACAAAGATCGACTATCAGATTCAACATTTGTTAGTAAAAAGAATATTAGAGAACGGGATATAGTTGGATCTGAATATAATTCCGGACCAGGTCGTAATTATACAATTGAACGGTTAATGCCAACTCCTTTTAAATTAACTATGAAAGTTGATATATGGACTGCAAATACTGACCAAAAATTACAAATTATGGAACAGATTTTAATGTTCTTTAATCCAAGTATAGAACTACAAACTACTGACAATTATGTAGATTGGACTAGTATAACTGTATTAAATTTAACTAGCATCAATTGGTCAAGTAAGGCAGTGCCTGTTGGTACTGATACACCAATTGACATTGGTACGCTAACAGTTGATACTCCAATATGGATTAGTCCTCCAGTAAAAGTTAAACAGCTTGGCGTTATTACAAAAATTATTACAGGTATACACGATGCAAATTCACCGTATATTTCAGGATTTGGGTCTGACTACGATGTTGCAGATAATCAGCCGTCAACATTACTAACTGAAATAGTTACTGTGTTAGAAGATTTTACAATTGAAGCATATAACAGTCAATTAACGTTATATGATTCTAATGTATCCGATTTAAACAACAATACGTCGTACGATATGCCAGAGCCCGCATCGCCGCCATTAAAGTGGCCGCAGTTATTAGATATGTTCCCTGATAAGTTTATTTCAGGAGTAAGTAGAGTATTCTTAATTCAAGACAACGGAAATGAAATTAACGGTACTGTGTCTACAGACGAGTTTGATGAAACAATTTTACATGTAAATTGGGATAGAGATACGCTCAATTCAAATACAGGAATTGACAGTGTTGGAAACTTAGATACTGATGTTGCGTATAATCCAAACAATAATAGATCAAATAGTCCAGGGTCGTTTGATGCAATCATAAATCCGTTAACACATAATCCGCGTGATCCGTTAAACAAAGGAACTGATCAACTACCTTCAATTGGGTTAAGATATTTGTTAATAGAAGATATTGGAAGTATTGTAAACGAAGACGGTGCAGATGCATGGAAAGGTATTAACGACGCCGAGTTAGTTGCACATGCAAATGATATTATTGAATGGTCTGGAACTAGATGGAACGTAATTTTTGATTCTCAAAATGAATTTGATACTATAATTTGGCAAACTAACACGTACACAGGTATACAATACAGGTGGAATGGAGTTGCATGGGTTAAGAGTTTTGAAGGAATTTATAAGGTGGGTAAATGGCGATTGGAACTGTAAAAGATCAAATCATCTGTAGTGGTGCGTTAATGTATTCTCGTGCTACACACCGCTTCTTACTGATACAAAAGTCTTCAGGTAAACATCAAGGAACTTGGGGGTTAGTAGGCGGAACTAACCTTGTTAACGAAAATCCGTGGCAAGGTCTTACAAGAGAAATTGAAGAAGAAATTGGATTTCTTCCAGACATTAAAAAAACACTACCGTTAGAAAAGTTTGTATCTAACGATAGTGTCTTTAATTTTCATACATATTTTTGTTTAGTTGAAAATGAATTTGTACCAACTTTAAGCGATGAACATATTGCTTGGGGTTGGTTTGATATTAACGTTCTTCCTAAACCTATACACCGCGGCTTAAATCTTAGCTTGCGTAACAAAGTCATTCAAACTAAGATTCAAACACTCATCGATATTATCGATAGTATCTAAGCCTGCGCTTCACCCCAACGTAATACTAAGTTAGCTGTAATTGGTGTACCAGATACCTTGTACACATTAATAGCTAACACGTCTGGGCCATTTGGATATGTTCCTCTTCCGCCCAGTGTAGTATTAGTCAACTCTTTCAAATCTCTTAAATCTAACGCTGCAGTAGCACCCGGTGCTGCAATAAATGAAAATACAGTTTCACCCGGCAATGCGTACGGCGGTTGCCCAAATGTAAACGCAATTGTTGCACCTGTAGTAACACCAGTATTTGAAGTTTGGGTAAATGTTACTTTATAATAATTTGTTACACCAAATGTTAATAGAGTTGATATGGTTTGAATCCTTGTACCAGCTGGGAACTTGGTATCAGTAGCTGATACAGATTGGCCAACAGTTGCACCTAATGCAACCCACGATGCTTGTGTAAAATATAAGAAGTTAGTGTTTGTTAATGTGCCCCCTAGTGATATCCCAATGCTTATATTTGGATTGATATTTCCAGATGATTGCTGTGAAGTAGTAACGAAATAATATTGTCCTTGATTAGTTGCGCCAGTGATAGTCGTACCTGCAGGAAAATTAGTAGTTAAGGTTGCTCCAACAATTGCTCCAGAACTTGTCCACGATGCCGATGTAATATACATAAATGACTGGCTACCTGTACCATATAGTGTAGTTATTGTTGCAGTCATTGTTGCACTAGTAGTTGCAGTTGCAGTAGTTTGAGTAGCGCCTGTTGACCAACTTACAGAACCACCCGGTGCAATCTGAGCAAAACTCGGTTGTCCACCTTGTGCAAGACCGGCTAAACCACCCCATGTAATGTTAGCAGGATCAGTTGGATAGTTTTGAGGATTTAATACGCCTTCAACAACAATACCGCCGGTTCCTGTATCAGATGTTACTTCAAGCGTCTGTAATAATAACTGAGCACGATTTAATAATTCTCTATCACCTAAGTCGCCTATAATAGCGTTTGATACGCTTGGTGCTAATCGAATTAAAAACGCAGTTGCTTTAGTAGTAGATACGCTAATACCAGTAGATGCGTAGTTAAAAATGT